GCGAACAGTTTTACATGGAGATGAAGCAGAAATGCTTGGTCTCACAAAATGAGCGCATGGCAACATACTCGACGTTGCGTTCCTACTATCTGCACGGTTCAGGGATGGACGAGTCTCCAGCCCACTTCAATAAAATTTATCCGCACATTGATCAACTGAGTGCCTTTATGTACTCGGCTGATACCACAAGATTCTCTATTGAGATTGGTGCTTCCGCGCCCAAGTCGTATCAGAAAATGATTCCGGCGCTTACCAAAGGTTTGCATGACTACTGGCTTGCAAGCAATGCGGATCAAGTGTTTGGTCAAGCCCTGAACTGGGCGCTTTGCTACAACAGCACATTCCTCAAACTAATTTGGCGCAACGGCATTCATCCGTACATGGTTGAGCCTGGAGTATTTGGCGTCTTGCGTGAAGACACGCCGTACACAGACCGCCAAGAGGCGATGGTCCAAGAATACTTTATGACTCGCAGCGAACTGTACTCACGTTTGTGGGCGCATCCAAAACGCGACGAGATTATTAACCGTCTTTCCTATGCCGAGCAAGAAACAAAGCAATACCCTGAAGGCGTTGAGCGCGTAGTGACTTCCGCGATCAATCCGACCATCTACGGTAACGTGATGATGAGTCTTGCTGGCACCAACACCTATGTGCCTCGCATCGGTGAGCCTACCGTCAAAATGTATGAACTATGGCTTTTTGACGACGAATTGAATGACTATGTTTGCGTCACAATTGCTGATCCAAACGTCGTCATTTACGACAGAGCATCTAAGAGTCTATTCCTTGAAGGTGAGCAGCCTTTTGTACAAATCTGCCCATCCCCGCAATACGACTACTACTGGGGTCAATCCGAGGTGCAGCGCCTAGTCTTCCTGCAAGACATGCGCAATAAACGCACCGGTCAAATCCTAGAATTGCTAGACAAACAGGTTAATCCGCCTAAAGCCATTATGGGCTTTACCGGCATCCTGGACGAAAAGAATTTTGCATTGAACCGTGCTGGCGGCTTGATCTCTTCGGACATGCCTAACGCTAAAGTCGAGCAGTTTTCTCCTGATCTGCCTAATGATCTTTTCCGTGAGATTGCTGAGATTGACAATATGTTTGCCGAGGCAAGCGGTATCGTCAGTGTGCTGCAAGGTCGTGGCGAAACTGGCGTTCGATCTGCTGGACATGCAAGCCAATTGGCACGCTTGGGTTCTAGCCGAGCCAAAAAACGCGCCCTAATTGTTGAGGACAGCCTTGAAAAAGTCGCAACCATGTATCTCAAGATGATGCAGGTTTATGACGACACGGCTTATGTGGACGTGGATGGCAACAAGTTTATTGCCGCGCAGTTTACGACTGATTTTACCGTCAAGGTCGATGCTCACTCTAATAGCCCGATCTTTATGGAAGACGCCCGTGAACTTGCATTTAGCCTATTCAATGCCCAGGCTATCAGCAAGGCACGCCTCATTGAATTGATTGAGCCTCCAATGAAAGAGGCTTTGATTGAAGACATTAAACGTGCCGACGCTATGGCTGCGGAGCAGGCTGCAATGCAAGCCTCTGCTTCTGCAAACATGCCTCAAGCGCCAGCAACACCGGAAACTCCTGCAAATATGGACCTTTCCGGCGCTCCGGCAGGCGAACCTGCCCAACCACAATTGAGGGCAGTGCAATGAACCAGTCTTCAGGATCAATGAACAGTCAAAGCATGGTTAAGTCCGGCGATCAGCCGCGCATGCAAGAGCGTGACATTCGGCAGGAAAAAGCGCCTCCTTCCATGTCGTATGTGAGAAGCCAGCCGAGAGGTGCGATGCAACGTAACAATGGTTATAGATCAACGTCGAGAGGATGATATGTACGGTAAAACACCTATGAAACAACCTATGAAACCTATGAAAAAGACTCCAATGCGCGAGCAAAAGCGCAAATGAGTTTGAGGGGCAGTGCATTTTGCCCCTTTTTTGTAGTTGACATGATAGTTAAAATGTATCTAGTGTTATGTATCCATAGGAGAGGTTTATGGCAGTGAATCCGCAGGAAATGATGGACATGCTAAAACAGGGACAAGGCGCAATGCCTGCCGCTGATGCACCCACGCCGCCTGCTTTTGATCAGCCTGAGAACACAGCACCTATGGCTTCGCCTATGTCAACACCTGAAGAAAAGAAAGGTGAACAAGAAAAGGCAAGACTCAACATTATGATGGCGCTAGACATGCTTCAGCAGTCAATGGGCGCATTCGATCCCACTACACCTGAAGGCAAGACAATTGAAAAGGTCGTTGCCGAAATTACTCGCCGCTTTGGTGAGCGTGAGTCTGAGACTCGCCAACTCATTCCTGCCGAGATTCTTCAGATGATTCAAACTTTGCCGCAAGCGGGTGGTGCCACGCCCGGTCAAAGGTCAGCGATGATGGCACCTGTCGCGGGATCGTCCGCACCCCCATTACCCATGTAAGGAGATATAAATGGAACTGTTCAAACCGAAAGGTGCGCTGCAACCTCGTCGTCCTACCGACAATTCGCAGAATAATGGTCAAGTGGTCAATACCCCTCGTTTTTCACAAATGGGTGGTCTTGATAACGCGTCCAAAACTGGTAAACGCAATGGCATGACTATGAGCAAGCCAGGCGATACCAAAAAAGTATATTGATTGACGAAAGGGGCTAAACCATGAGTCTTGAAAACTATTCTCCTGAAGCAATTGAGGAATTGGCAGCGCTCTCTAAGCGTTTGTCTGAGGACCCTTCTACCCGCAAGGAATTCTTGCGTCTGACCAAGAAGGTACACCCTGATCTGCCTGTTCCGGAAATTGAAATTGAAGAACAAGTAAATCGTCGTGCTACGGCAGCCGAGCAAAGGGTTACTGACCTTGAGCAAAAACTGCGCCAGCGTGACGTGCGTGAAGAACTCAACAAACGTCGCAGTGCTTTGAAAGACAAAGGCTATGTTCAATCCGATGACGAAATTCTTGAGATTGAAAAGTTAATGACTGAAAAAGGTATTGCAAACCATGAGACTGCTGCCGACTATTGGCGCCACATGAAACAAGCCGCTGTGCCCACTCCTGGGTATCCGCAGCCTGTTATGTCGCGTCTGGACGTAAGCGGTTTTATGAAAAATCCAGTTGGTGCAGCGCGTGAAACTGCTGCTTCGGCTCTTGCAGAGTTGCGCAAGAATCCAAAACCAATCGGACTGTAATAGGTTTTTAGGGGCTTTTTTTGAAACTTCGGAGGTAAATTATGCCTATTGGTGGCGGCATTCTTCCGGCTTCGGGTACTAATCAGTACAACGAGTTGACTTATGTTACTCGCAGGGCGTTTATCCCGAAGTTGGTCGTGCAAATCTATAACTCAACGCCCTTAATGGCGGCGCTGATCGCAAACAGTCAAACTGCTTCAGGCGGTGTGTCCTCTGTGTCAGTTCCCGTACAAGGTTCTCAATTCGTGAATGCTCAGTGGTCGGACTATAGCGGTTCGTTCGCGCAGCCTTCCGTTCAGCAGGGTGCTTACCAGGCTGAATTTAACCTCAAGTTGCTTGTATCTCCCGTACCGTTCCTCGGCATGGAAGGCGCAGTGCAGCAAGATTATGCAATCATCCCGCTGATCGAAGCGCGTATGAACGATGCGACTAACGTGATGATGGATGCGATGGCAACGTCGCTGTACACCAACACCACGAATACGCAACAGTTCACCGGACTTCCTGCTGCGGTGGATGACGGTACTGGTACTGCCACATACGGCAATATCGACCGTAATACAAACACCTGGTGGAAAGCCAAGCAATATGCTGCTGGATCGGTTAACCCAACCCGTCAAAACGTTCTTCAGTACATTTCCGGTACCGTCAAAAACGGTGCAGAAGTGCCTACTTTCGGCGTTTGCGGCTTTGGTACCTGGACATTGCTTGCTCAAGACTATGTTGGTCAAGAGCAGTACATGATCACTCCTGGTTCTGGCTTTGATGGTGATGCTAACGGTCCTCAGGCTGCGTTCCGCGCCCTGATGGTTGCTGGTGTGCCTATTTATCCGGACCCATATTGCCCTGAGGGTACTCTGTACTTGCTGAACTCGAACTATCTCTCGCTCTATATCCATGAGCAAGCGTCGTTTGCGTTCACAGGCTTTGAGTCCACTTTGCCGAACTTCCAAATTGGTTACGTTGGTGCCGTGTTGATGATCGCTGAATTGGTCAACACCAAGCCAAAAGCCATGACGAAGATTACCGGCTATAACTCACTTAGCCTGTAAGGAGGAATCATGTCCCTAGCAATTAACAAAATCATCCTCGCTGATGCAAATGCGAATACGGACGGTGCGTACTTTCAGACCGGTACTTTCAGTGTGGCTGCCAACAGCACCACAATCGTAAGCGCCGGTACTTATATCGTTACGCCCACTGCAAACGTTGCTGTCCAGGTGAACACTAACTCTAACGGTAATGCCTTTACGACTTTCTTGGCAGCCAATACCGGTGGCGTTGTGATCTCTGACGGTACTAACGTTCGCTTGTCCAATGGTGACGCTAACAATGCCAAGACCGTTACTTATGTAACGATCAATGGCGGCGAAGCGGCTAACTCTACTTACGCGTAAGGAGGCACTATGGACGCAAATGCCGTTGGTCGTTCCTACCCTGACTCGTTTGGTAACTATCGCCTTGCAGAGCAAACAGGTGTAAGCCTGAACTCTACTGGTGACGTAACCACGCTTGTCGCCCAGGCTGCGACCAAGTACATTGTGCGTCGTATAGTGCTGTCGAACTTCAGTGCAAGTGCCGCTAGTGCGAACGTCGGTGTTTTTACCGGCGCAAACGCTACCGGCACGACCATTGCCGCAGATGCAACAATTAGTGGCGCTTCTGGCGCTACTAAGTTTGTTGACCTGACTCTTGCTTCGGCAGCAAATACAGACGTGCAAACTGCCCGTG